CGAATTAAATTTTGCCGAAGGAGTTTAATTCTGCAAAATTTAATTCGCTGGTAATCTACACAGCTACCCATCCTGATGACAAAAAGGCTATCTGGGACAATAAAGACCTCTGGGCAAAAGCAGACGTGGTAACTGGCTGGCAGTTAGTTGACAAGGTCCTTAAACGAGGAGAAAAAGAAAAATGTATTGAGCTTATTGAAGAATTAAGCGGTTATAGCGATGAAGATACTGAAAACATGGAGGAAACCCTAAAAAACTCATAAAAGCGGGGGGCCGGGCTGCCTTGCTGCATCATATTTTCCAGCGCCTTGGCATCCCCCCTGACGAGTTCTATGCTAAGCCCTACAAAGTGAGGGCTTTTATGTTAGCTTCTATGTTGGTGCAACTTGAGGCGGAAAAAGAGCAGGTGGAACAGTTGGAAAGGGGGGCAGACCGTGGCCGAAAGTGAAGTATATCGGGTAGAAATACCGATAATCGTTGACGACCAGACAGAACCTTCTCTCCAACAAGCCGAACGCAAGATAACTAGGTTCGAGAAGTCGGCTCAAAAAACCAACAAACGCCTGCGCAGGATGTTCGGGCGTGAAATAAGATTGCGTATAGGAGCAATTGACAAAGCATGGCCTGTCATAAAAGGCATTCAAACCCGCTTGCGCGGTCTGACTTCTCGGGCATGGAAAATTACGTTGCAGGCTAAGGATAAAGTAACTGGTACTATAAAAAGTATATTTAGAACGCTTACAAGTCCGCTTGCCCTCCTTGGTGCTGGTGCCGGCGCTACGGCAGCTATAGCATATCCTCTTAAACTAGCTGGTGAAATGGAGCAAGCCAGGATAGCTATGGATTACTTTACTGGCAGTGTGCAAAGAGGACAAAAATTTCTCGAACGTTTGCAGGCTTTTGCTGCCAAAACGCCGTTTGAATTTCCGGATGTGCGAGAAGCGGCTGTAGGGCTAATGCCGCTTTATAAAAATATGTATGGCGTTGACAAGGCAATGGATGAGACCATTCGAACTATTCGAGCTTTTGGCGATGCAGCTGGATATACAGGTGCAGGTATTCAAGGAATGAACCTTGCTTTACTCGGGTTCCGGCAAATAGGCACAATGGGTAAGCTGGGTATGGAAGAACTACGGCAGGTAACAGAGAATCTGCTTATCCCGATGGATATAGTATTGAAGGAATTAGGATTAACCGGCGATGCTTTGGAGGACCTTGGTAAGCGAGGTATTCCGGCAAAAACTGCGATGGAAGCGATTGTTCGGGCGTTGGAAAAGAATTTTGCCGGCGGCATGGAGAAAATGTCTAGGAGTTTGCTTGGCCTAGTTTCTACAGTAAAGGATACAGCTAATCTAACAGTGACGGCTTTCGGTGCGGGCATGGCTGAGCCTGTAAGGCGTATTCTCCTGGATCTCGTGGGTATAACCGACTATACGGGTGCAAAGTATAAGACCTTCCAGGCGAAACTCCAGGACGCAGGCCGGCGCGTTGGAGAATATTTTGAGCGTGTGTATAAGAAAGTTAAGCAGTTCTGGAGTGAACTCTCGGCAGATCCAGAATTTCAAAAAATGGACTTCGGCGATAAAATAATATACATTATCAATCTTGCTCTTGATAAAATAAGTACTTGGCTTGATAGTGAAGGTGGCATGAAATTGCAGACCATTTTTGCTAAAATTGGCGAAATTGCGGCGAAAGCATGGTTAGCAGGGCTTAAAGGCGCTGTAAAAGGCATGACAAGTTCAGCAGCTTCCGGGAACATACTTGGGGCTGGGGCTATGCTTGGACTGGCATCAGCTTTAGGTGGCGGATTAGTATTGCGAGGCGCTATAGGTGCAGGGAAAGGCGTATATAGGGCAGGGAAAGGCGTATATAGGGCAGGAAAATGGGTTTTTAGCAAGATAAAACCTGCAACCACAGCAAAAGCAGTGGAAAAAGTCGCAGAAACAGCCTCTGTTGCGGCTAAAGGTGCTTCTGGAAAGTTAGGGTTCTTATCTCAAATTAAATCACCGACGGTATTAGGGAAAGCAGGTAAATTTTTAGGAAAGATTGCGTTACCTCTAGCGATAGTAACTGAAACAATAGACATTATTCGGGCACAGGATAAAACCAAAGCATTGCTTCAGGGCGTCGGTGGAATTGGCGGTGGCTTTGCTGGTGCAAAACTGGGAGCAGCAATCGGTACCGCGATAGCCCCAGGTATTGGCACTGCAATAGGTGGGGCAATAGGCGGTCTAGGAGGTTATTTAACAGGGCGATTTGCTGCAGGAAAAACAGTTGACACCGCACGAGGCGGAGCTAAATATATAAATGCTCCAGTTGCTGTTAAACCAACCACTCAGAAAATAACCATTGAAGTACATGCAGAAAGCAAACCAACTTACAACATAAAAACTGCAGTTAATGCAGACGATGTTTTGAGAATTATACGGACTAATGAGAAAACAATCGCAGACCAACTCGCGGATGACATTTCAAGAAAACTTGTAGCGTCGTTTAATAACATGCCTTTAGTATTTGAAGCGAGAGGATAAAAGAAGGAATTTTACCCTCGTTTGTATTCACCCAGATTTACAGTAATTTCAAGACAAGTAAAAAACACAGAAAACCGTTGAATAAGGCGGTGGTGTAATGGACTTTTATCTCACGGCTTCTGATGGAAGCCGTATTCATTTGCCTGTCAATCCAGAGAGAATAACAGTGCAGACCGAAAGCAAGATGCAAACTTTCGAGGTAAACAATCTCGGAGACATAGAGCTGCCACGTGGAATTGTTCCAGCTCGAATATCATGGGAGAGCTTTTTCCCGGGAGCAGCCCGGAAAAATGCTCCTTTCGTGAAGTCATGGCAGGATTCAAAAGCCCTAGTAGGTTTGATTTCGTCCTGGCGTAGAAGCAATACTAAAGTTCGCTTATTGGTGACCGAAACCCCTCTAAACCTTGATTGCTATATTGCATCCTTTGAGTATACATGGGGTGGCGGTTATGGAGATTGTCAGTATAGAATAGAGCTTATTGAAGCAAGAGAACTAGCAGTTTATACCGATGCGGAAAGACAACGACAATCAGCAGCAGTACAAAAAGCAGCTGCTAAAAGGTCGGCACCCCCTACACCGAAGACATATACGGTCAAACCTGGAGACTCTCTCTGGATTATAGCAAAGAAAACTTTAGGTGACGGAAGCAGATGGAAAGAAATATATAGCAAGAATAAAAACGTTATAGGCCCTGACCCGAATAAAATCTATCCAGGACAAGTGCTGCGAATCGCCTAAGGCGGTGATGGTATGATAGATACGTCCAAAATCTTTTACGACCTCGCAGTAATATTGCCGAACGGAGACAAGGTAAGGCTAGCTCCAGTTTTGCGTTCTCTCTCGTGGGAAGAGAATGACGGAGAATTAGCGGTAAGGCTTGAAGCTGAGATTCAGAATAAGCGGATGAAAGACGGCAAGTGGCTGCACCAAAAAATTTCTCTCGGCAGCCGGGTTGTCCTACTTGCAGAATGGGGAGAAGGTTGGAAGGAGATATTTAGGGGTACGGTATTTTCCTGGGACTATCGCACAGACCCACTGGGGCACTTCATGGTTACTGCCTACGACCAGCTTATCTACCTGACGAAAAGCAAGGACGATCGATATTATAAAACTGGAATGACAGCGAAAGCGATAATACAAGACATAGCAAAGGCATGGGGCATTCCCTTGGGCAATATTGAGGGGCCAGATGCAGCTTTGGCTAAGCAGGTTTTTCGGGGTGATACCCTTGCAGATATGATTTTTTCGGTATTAGACCAGGCCAAGAAGAGAGGTGCCGGCAAGTGGATTGTACGAAGCAAGCAGGGCAAAATAGACATAATCAGACCGGGACAGAACAGCCCAGTCTATTGTTTTACAGCCGATACGAACGTTGACAGCATAGAAGACCGGCAGGATATTGAAGACCTAGTTACCCGGGTGAAAATTGTTGGTGCTGAAAATAGCGAGGGCAGAGCTCCTGTGGTGACACAGCTGGACGGCAGGACGGAGTTCGGTACCCTCCAGGAAGTGGTCTATCAGCGACAGTTTGATACTCTGGCAGCTGCCAAAAGTGCTGCAGAGGATATCCTGAGCGAACGTGGTCAGCCGAGGCACAGACGCAAGGTATTAGCTCCAGATCTACCTTTTTTGCGTAAAGGGGATAAAGTGAAGGTAGTAGCAGGGACGTTGAACGGCTACTATATCGTTTCCAGCATTATACACGATGTCACCAACCGAATCATGGTAATGGAGGTGGAGGACGTTGACTAACAGCGGGGCAAGCAAGCTGGCCCAGGTGATAGCAGAGCGGATAGCCAGCCAAACCCAGCGACCAGATACGCTGGAGTTGGGAACAATTCAGGCCGATATGAGCCTGAAGCTGGATCGGTTTGCCGTGCCGATACCAAAAGGGGAATATCTGGTTTGCCGGGGTCTGACATTGCCGGACCCCATGGCAATCACTACGGAAGCGGCTGTAGGGGACCATGGTACACATGCCCATAGCGTTCCGAGACCAGACCAGCTAGCCCCTCTGTCTCCAGGTGACAGGGTCCTGGTGGCTTGGGTGAATGACGGTATAGATCCGGTAATAATTGATGTGGTGGTGAATAGCTGATGCCCAATTTATACCCCTCTTTCGATATGCCGGAATTGATAGAGCAACAGCAAACGGAACCAGTGTTGAAATACGGCAAAAGCTGGTTCTTTGATTTTGAAAAGGGCGACTTTGTACTCGATGGTGCCGGGCGGGTTGTAGAAGCAGATGGCCACAGTGCCTGGGCTCACTGGTGTGTGAAGGCAGTGCTCACGGAAAGGTTCAGGTATTTGGTCTACGGTTTTAATTACGGCTGCGAGATAGAGCAGGCCCGGCGGCAGTTCTCACGCCAGGCAGTGGAATCTGAGCTTGAGCGAGTGATTACAGAAGCCCTGCTTGCGGATCCCCGAACGGAAATGGTCCGGGATTTTACATTTGAGTGGCAGGGAGATGAAGTTTATGTAACTTTTACGGCGGTGCCGGTGATTGGAACAGCGGAGAGAATCGAGGTGAAAATAAGTGGCTAATCTACCTGAATACCTGACAGAACAAACGACATATGAAACCATATTACAGCGGATGCTTGATAGTTTGCCGGCAGATCTAGAAAAGAGCGAAGGCGGTTTTATCTGGGACGCCCTCTCCCCAGCAGCTATCGAGCTTGCCCTGGCTGCTATCTGGGCACAGCAGGTCCTTGAGCGTGGCTTTGCCAGTACTACTTTTGGAGAATACCTGGACCTGCGCTGCGAGGAACACGGCCTTACCCGCCGGCCGGCGGTAAAAGCGACCGGACAGGTAACTTTCACCGGCACTACTGGAACGGTGATTCCGGCCGGCACGCAGGTCAGTACGGCGAGCAGCGAGGCGGCGCCGGCCGTCTTTTTCGTCACCAAAAACGAGGCAACTATTGGCGCCGGGGGAACGGTTACCGTGGACATAGAGGCCGTAGAAGCTGGGGCCAGCGGCAACGTGGCAGCGGGGACGATTACCATGCTGGCCCAGTCAATAGCAGGAGTGACCTCGGTAACTAACGCGGCGGCTACCACTGGCGGTCTGGACGAGGAAGACGACGCCTCTCTCCTTGCCCGCTATCTCCAGCGTGCGCAATCCCCTTCCGCTGGTGGCAATAAAGCCGACTACGTAAACTGGGCCATGGAGGTGCCTGGAGTTGGTGGCGTTTCCGTGGTTCCCGTGCGGGACGGCCCGGGCACAGTAAGCGTGACGATAATCAACACCAGTAAGGTCCCGGCGGACCAGACCCTGGTAGACAAGGTGCAGGATTACATTGCTCCGCCCTGGACAAACGAAGCCGAGGCTGAGAATATGACCCTGGGCGGATATGGTACCAGTATAGACAGCACTCAGGAAGACGACACCGGCGACAGCGTGAAGATGGTTTACGACGCCCAGGGCGCCGGGACGGTTACCCACGAGGACTTGGAGGCCCTGCTCCAGCAGCCTGGCATCTGGCAGGCCAGGGCGCGGGTGAAGGTGGACGATAACACGGGAACGGAGGACCTGCTCCAGATCGGGGTATGGAATGTATCGGGCAATGCCTGGGCGAAGACCAGGCCGAACGGCAGCGTGGACGCCGTAATTACTCTTAAGGCGAGCGACATGGCCGCAGCCTTCGGCGACAAGATTGTAGAGTTCTACTGGAACGGCCAGGACCAGCTTGAACTGCGGATTACCCGCCTTACCACTGATACTGTGACTACGGTTTGGGTAGACCGGGTAGTCTACCGCAGCACTTTTTCCAAAGACACCGGCGAGGGCAAAGCTCCGGTGGGTGCTCGGGTCACCGTGGAGCCGGCAACGTCCGTATTGATAAATGTTTCGGCCACGCTGACCATTGCTGCTGGATATAATGCCGATAGTGTAAAAAGTGCGGTTCAGGATAATATCGCGGCCTACATCAAATCTCTGGCCTTCGCCTCGGATAACGACGTACGCTATGTCCGTATCGGCCAGGCCATTCTTGATACGCCTGGGGTGCAGGACTATAGTAACCTGACTGTGAATGGTGGTACGGCTAACGTGGTTATAGGCGACCAGGAGGTAGCCGTACTCGGGACGGTGAATCTAACATGAGCGATTACCCGATAACCAGCACCCGGGGACAGGAGATGCTCACTTACCTGCCCCGCTACTATGAAACCAGCAGGGTGATGCGGACCATCCTCCAGGCCGAAGGTGTAGAGTTCGATAAGCTCCGTCAGGCTTTGGACGATACACTAAACCAGTTCTTTGTTAGAACGGCTACCTGGGGTCTGGACCGTTGGGAGGAAGAACTGGGACTACCAGTAACCCCTGACCAGCTGGAATCCGAGCGGCGAGATAAGATCATTTCCCGGCTGCGGGGGTATGGAACGGCTACAATTACCGTAGTCAAGCAGGTAGCGGAAGCTTATGATAAGGGAGCAATTGATATTGTAGAAGACCATGCGGCTTACACAATTACGGTGCAGTTTGTAGACACAACCGGAGTGCCGCCAAATTTGGACGATCTAAAAGCCGCCGTACGTGCGGTGGTGCCTGCACATTTAGATATCAAGTATGAATTCAATTACTTCATCTGGGACGAATTAGATAAGAAGCTCTGGACCTGGGACCAGCTTGATGCACTTGCACTAACCTGGGATGAGTTGGAGGTGTATGATTGATGCCTGATTTAACACCAAAACTGGGGATTAAAAAGCCATTGGGCAATGAAACCGTTTCCCGGGCGGCCTTCAATGAAAACTGGGACATCATAGACGCTAATGTAGTAGCTGATAAAGGCGGCGTCCCCTCCATTCAAGCCGGCTTGGATGCAAACAAACCCACCGCGGGCACCGCCGGCAGGCTGTATGTGGCCACGGATACGCAGATCATCTACCGCGACACCGGCACGGCCTGGGCTAAAGTGGGCGTGGTGAAATGGGGAGATATCGATGAAAAACCTTCAACCTTCCCGCCTAGTACACATACTCACCCTGGAAGTGATATAACATCAAAAGTAGATTCAGCTGCGGCAGCTGATGTCGTGCCGTGGGATGGAGTGTCGGGGAAGCCCTCAACTTTCCCACCAACGGCCCACAAATCCACCCATGCCACAGGCGGAAGCGATGAACTTACGCCTGCCGACATCGGTGCAGAAACCCCCGCCGGAGCTCAGGCTAAAGCAGATACCGCAGAAGCAAATGCAAATTCTTATACAAACGGTCTAGTAGGCACTTTATCTAACTTACTCACTTCAGCTAAGAATAATATTGTTGCTGCAATTAACGAAATTTACAATAGCCTTTCGTCGCACCAGGCAGATAATACGAACCCTCACAATGTAACCGCTGAACAGGTAGGTGCAGAAACCCCCGCCGGTGCTCAGGCGAAGGTGGATGCACATAATCGAACACGGAAAGCTCACGGTATAGGGTATGCTGCTAGTATAACTGCTGCAGGCTGGTATAGGATAGCAAGCAACGGCCCTGTAGCTGATGGGGGAACTGGTGGGAATAGGGCATTTGCGAAGTTTACAGTTCAGGACAAAACTAGCGGTCAGCACAAGGCGATAGTATTCTATGCAGGTTACCATTACGGTAGACAGCCAACAATAGTACTGCTTGGTAACTCTAAGTACGATATCACTGGTCGAATTACAAAAATAAGACTTATAGAAGGTTCGAGTTATGAGGGCGCGGCTGTGGAAGTGTACATCGATGATAGTGCATATGTAGAGTTCCAGATTACCGAAAATTTTCAAGACAAGGGATGGACTGCGGTAAACTGGGAAGCTGGTTCTATCCCAACTGGTTTCACTGTTACACAGTTAGACTTAGATACGATAGGCGACCCCGTTTTTGCAATTGCCTGCGATAATCAAAATAATATGTTTTATATAGCACGCAACGGAGAGACTCATGTTCAAAATAACAAAATTTGGCATGCCGGCAACGATGGTTCCGGCTCCGGGCTGGATGCTGATACGGTGGATGGGAAACATGCAAGCGACTTTGGAAGCGTTCCAGAAGGTGCAACCATATACGGCAAAGTCGGATTTTGGGCTCTAGAAGATGGTTTTAAGATTATCAGCCAATTTGCAAGTCCATCGACTGACCCAAATGGACTTGCTTGGGACGGTACAAAT